CAACGCCAGCTTCACGGAGGTCATCCTCAATCGACTTCACGTAACCCTGGCGGGTCGACCCCCGGCTCACCCGCGGACGAGTACCCCGGTTGATCTTCCGAACGTACTCCCCGAGCTCCTTAGGATTCGAACCGCACCAGCCGTGCGCAACAGCCCAGCCGACAAGAACATCCTCGTCAAGCACATAGCCGCGGTCGTGAAGCTGCAGAAGTGGACCGACAGTCCAGTCTTTCTCCGTCCCGGCGGCAATCGTGTTGTTGTGATTGACGCTCCGAGTGATCCCAGCCATCACCCTCTCCACGACTGGGTGGATGTGCACATCATGGGTGTGCCAGTAGTCCGGGTTGCCGATGAACTCAGCACCCGCGAAGTATGCCCACGGGTACTGCTTCGGGGTAGTCCACCCGATAACGAGCAAAGCCGTCACCCGTGACGCGCTGAACTTCATCAGCTCGCCGATGTCCTCCGGGTTGGCCCACGCCATGATCAAAGGGCCGCGCACCCTCACAGAACTGAATCCGCGCCCGGTGATCGCATGAACACCCGGCCGGCCGACCAATGTCCGGATGATCTCGTTGTACCCGAGATTCTGCTTGCCATGAGCCCACACGGTAACCCCATCCGCATCCGGGTCGTCCTTCTTATGGCGTGCGACCCACGCCAATCCCTGCATCAGAGATTCGTCATCTTGACTGACGACAGCTATCGGGAACTTGTACTCCAGCTCAAACACCGTGCCTCCTGAAGGTCGTGCGTCCTCGCACAGTATCGGGAGGCTCGGACACGGCGTTGGGTGCCGTCCTGGCTAATGTCCGCGGTGACATCGCACAATTGATCCTATGGGAGTCGATAACGCGGATCGTTACCTCACGGCACTGGGCGTCGTCGTCCGATCCGTGGTAGCAAGCGAGGCGGTGAAATGGTAGTGAGTGCGTTCAAACACCAGTGCACGGCAACAGCACGCACCACAGGTAAACAATGCACGCGGCCCGCCATCAAAGGTGGATCAGTGTGCTACCACCACGGCGGAAACGCACCTCAAGTACGCAAAGCCGCCAAACGACGCGGAGTCGAAGCGGCGATGCAGGCCCGCGCTGAACGTCTCCTCCGCCGGCGGCTCGGCATGCGCCTCGACGACACGAGCCCCGACCCCGCTCAGATCCTCCTCAACCTCGTCGCGACGAAGGCGACGGAAGTGGAGTGGTTGGACGCGAAGATCCAAGCGCTCGAGTCGGACGATGACCTGTTCTGGGGAGTGACGAAGCGGAAGAAGGGTGAGACGGCGTTCGGGTCGACGTCGGAGGAGACACGAGAGGCGGCGCAGCACATCATCTACCAGCTGCTCCACAAAGCACAGGACCAACTCGCCAAGTACACGTCCGATGCTCTCCGGGCTGGGATTGAGGAGCGGCAGGTCAAGCTCGCAGAACGCACCAGTGCGCAGTTCTCATGGATCCTCCAACAGCTCATCACCCGCCTCGACCTCACCCCCACCCAGCAGGACCAAGCCGACCAGATCATCCCCACCCTCATCCACGAAGCACCCACACAGGGGGCCGCATGAGCCGGGTGGACGACATCCACGCCGCGACCGTCGAACTGCAGGAAGCGATCCAACGCCTCGGAAAGGCGATGAGGGAGAAGGGCATGCCGGGGGATCCCGCACAGATCGAACTCGAGTGCACACGCATGGCCCAAGACCTCACCGACACGACCGGCACACCCCTCGCCTGGGCACTCCGAGCGACCGCACGGCAGGTCGAGGCGAACCGCATCAAGATCGAGAGGCGCTGATGTTCACCACCGCACTCCACGACCTCCCCGGCCTCATCGGGGAACTCCGCACACGGCTCGAGCCAGGCCGCGGTGGGGAGTCCGAACGACGAGCGCCCGGATACGCGAAGCACGCACCCACAAGCCTGGGCCCACTGGACATGGCGGATGACCTGTTCGGGGCCCTCGTCGAGCACGCCGGCGCAATCGCAGACATGCTCGGCACGAAACCACCAAGGGCACGCGCCTGGGGTGGGCACAGGGGCATCCCAGCCCACATGGACGCATCGACCGCCCAACATCAGGCCGCGGCGTTGGCACGGTTCATCGAGCACCAGCACCCACTCGTCCAGGATCGTGACCTCGCGGGGGACATCGAGGCGGACATCATCAAGCGGTGGCAGAAGGCCTCAGGGAGGTTCCCGCTCACCCCAACCCCAGAACGCATCGACGCCCGCTGCCGGAACTGTGGCCGGCTGAACCTCCACCAACACCCACCAGACGAGCCCGGTGGGGATCAGACGTGGAAGTGCCACACATGCGGGCTACACCTGCTCGAGCGGGACGTCATCGAACGCCTCGCCGCCCGCGAACGCGAGAAGAAGCACAAGAGGAAGAAGAGGACCGCAGCATGAGCCCGATCACCACACTGACGCTCGCTCACATCGGCAAGCAGGTGCGCATCGTCGACGAGAGCATCACCCTCACCGGGACCCTGCTCGCGATCGACGCCGAGCGAAAGCAGATCCACGAGAGCTACCTCTGCACCGAAGGCGACCGTCTCACCGCTGGTGCGTGGGAGAACATCACCGTGACGGTAGGCCCCAACCGCGTCAACCTCCACCCAGACGCACAGTGGGAGGAAGCATGAACGAAGGCCACGAGGAATGCTGGCGCGCCCACCTAACCCCTGACGGGTTTGCCAAGGGCGGCATCATGCCGCACAGCCCACGATGCGACCGGACGCACCTCGACCCCATCTACGCATACGACGCGACCGGCACGGCAATCGGCTACCTAGTCGCGGACCACTGCCAGTGCTGCGGCGAGATCATCAGGAGGCCTGATTTCCTATGACGCGAGAAGACGTCCTCTCCTACTGGCGAGAGCTCGGAGAAGCTGCGGCCATGACAGACGAGGAGCTCCGCCGCTTTGCCGAACGCATCGGCAAGGCGTTCGGAGACCCTACTGGTGGAATCCGGTACGGGCAGGACCCGCTCGCCCTCGCCAAGCCCCCATACCGGAGGACCGCATGATGGGGAAGTGGATGACCCTCCAGGAGGTCATGGACGAGTTCGGAGTCGCAGAACGCACCTTCCACAGATGGCGCAAACGACACCCAATCAGAGCAGGCCACATCACCCGACGCCACCCACTCATGTTCCACCGAGACGACGTACTCGAAGCCGACTACAAGGAAAACGTCGCCGGGAACGAGAAAGCGGCCGAAGTGGCAGAAGGCACATGCTATGCTGGCGCATAGCGCGACAAATGACACCGATGGGATTCACCCATGACGGTCGACTGGCGCGACCACTTCCTCGCGCAACGCGAAACCACAGGCCCCAAGTGGGCCACCCCCGGCGCGATGGCACAAGCTCTCGACCCCCGCACCATCCAAACCCCCGCACTCGAGCTGATCGACCAGAAGCTCGTCGAAGCGTTCAACACCCCGGACAGCCGGCTCATCATCTCCATGCCACCCCAGGAAGGCAAGAGCCAGAGAGCGTCGCGCCGCTTCCCCCTCTGGGCCCTCACCCAGAACAACGAGCTGCGCATCGCCATGGCGTCCTACGAAGCCAGGATCGCAGAGCGCTGGGGCCGCACCGTCCGCGACGACATCCGCCAGCACCCCGACCTCGGGCTGACGATCCGCGACGACGTCAGTGCACAGCGCGAATGGCAGCTCGAAGACCACGACGGAGGCATGTTCTCCACCGGCGTCGGTGGCGCCATGACCGGACGGCCCGTCGACCTCCTCCTCATCGACGACCCCGTGAAGGGCCGTGAGCAGGCGGACTCCGAAACGATCCGCGACAAGACGTGGGAATGGTGGACAGACACGGCCCTGTCCCGCCTCGCACCTGGCGCGCCAGTCATCCTGATCCTCACCCGCTGGCACTCCGACGACCTCGCCGGCAGGCTCATCGCGGAAGCGGATTCGGAATGGGAGTTCCTCAACATCCCCGCTCAGGCCGACCACCGCCCCGAGAAGGGTGAGACGGACGTCCTCGACCGTGATCCGGGCGAGTTCATGATCTCCGCCCGCGGCCGCACCACGAACCAGTGGGAGGCACGGAAGAAGACGTCCGGCCCGAAGACGTGGGCCAGCCTCTACCAGGGCCGGCCATCCCCGGACGAGGGTGGAGTGTTCCCGAAGGACGACGAGTGGGCACGCTACGACCAGCCGCTCTGGATCGAACACCCCGACGGGCACCGCACTGTGCCGGGCATCCACCGGGACGATCAGGAGCTCGTCCAGTCGTGGGACCTCACGTTCAAGGACACGAAGTCCTCCGACTACGTAGTGGGGCAGGTGTGGTTGCGCGTCGGCACACAGGCGTACCTCCTCGACATGGTGCGGGAGCGGATGAACTTCACGCAGACCGTCGCCGCGATCAAGGCGATGCGGGCGAAGTGGCCCGAGGCCATCGCCGCGTTCATTGAAGACAAGGCCAACGGCCCCGCGGTCATCAACGCCCTGCACCGGCAGGTGAACGGGCTGATCCCGATTGAACCGGAGGGGTCGAAGTACGCCCGTGCGTCCGCGATCAGCCCTTTGGTGTGGTCGAAGGACGTCATCGTGCCTGAGCCGCACCTGCTGCCGAACGTGGCGAAGCTGCTGGAGGAGGCGAAGGACTTCCCGAACAGCCCCCACGACGACACTGTCGATGCGCTGTCCCAGGCGATCAACCGGATTCTGCTGATGCCGATCCTCGAGGGCGGCCTGACGCAGCCGCAGGAGTACGACGACTACGACGAGCGTGGGTGGGTGATCTCCCCCTACTGATCACAGAAGGGGGTGGCCTCCGCATGGGCATGTTCAGTTGGATCCGTGAGGGCATGGCCACCCCCACCGAGTTCCCGGATGACGGCAGGCTCTCGACGCTGTCTCATCAGCTCGATGAAGCCCACAACCAGATCCACAGCATGGCGGCCCTGTATCGGGAGAATGCGGGCTGGCAGGCGCTCACGCAGGCGACTGAGCGGGACATGACTCGCGAAGGCCTGCGCACGATCTCCCGCACTTGCCGTGTCATGCACGTCGCCAACCCACTCATCAAGCGAGGCCTGAACCTGCGGGCCGCCTATGTGTTCGGCAGTGGTGTCGGTATCAGCGCCCGCTCCGTGGGTGACGGTGCAGAGCAGGACGTCAACGCGATCGTCCAAGCGTTCCTCGACGACGACCACACCCGTTCCGTGTTCTCGGGTGCGCAGGCCCGTGAGCAGATGGAGAACGCGCTCGGCACCGACGGCAACGTCTTCATCGCACTCTTCACCAGCCCCCGCACGGGCCGGGTGGAGCCGCGCACTCTCGACGTGGACGAGATCAGCGACATCATCACGAACCCGGAGGACAAGTCCGAGCCGTGGTTCTATCGCCGCGATTTCATCCGCGAGCAGATCGGTGAACGCACCGGGCGCATCACGTCCCGGCAGGAAACCGTCTGGTACCCAGCACTCGGCCACACGCCCCGCCGGCGGAACCCGCTCATCGACGGGCATCCCGTCCAGTGGGATGCGCCTGTCTACCACGTGAAGGTCAACGTCGCCCTGGGTGCGAAGTGGGGCATCCCCGACGCCTACGCGGCACTCCCTTGGGCGAGGGCCTACAAGGAGTTCTTGGAGGACTGGGCGGTCCTCATGAAGTCCCTCTCCAGGATCGCGTGGCGCACCAGCTCGAAGCGTTCCGCCGCACAGCAGGCCCGCGCCGCTCTCTCCGCGCAACAGTCTGCCGGCGGCGTCGCCCACATGGGCCCGGATGACCAGCTCGAGGCTGTCCCGAAGACGGGTGCGACGATCGACGCTGAGTCCGGACGGCCCCTCGCCACGATGATCGCGTCCGCGCTCGGATTCCCCGTCACCACGCTCCTCGCTGACCCTGGCCAGACCGGGGCGCGTGCTGTCGCGGAGACCCTCGACCAGCCGACCGAGCTGGAGATGGGTGGCCGCCGTGAGGTGTGGACCGAAACGTACCGGCGTGTGATCGGGTATGTGATCGATCAGGCGGTCCTCGCACCCCAGGGCCCCCTCCACGGCAGTGTCACCGTGGACGCGTATTCGGGTCGGGAGACCGTCACGATCGGTGGGGTCGACGACCGCACGTTGGACATCGTGTGGCCCGACCTCGGCAAGACCCCGATTGAGACCTTGGTGAACGCGATCGTCGCCGCTGATTCGACCCAGAAGATGCCACCCGTAGAGACTCTTCGTCTGCTGCTGCGTGCCCTGAACGTGCGGGATGTGGACGAGATCATCGAGACGATGACCGACGGCGACGGGAACTGGGTCGACCCCGACGTGACCGCTGCGGATGATGCTGTGCGCCGTTTCGAGCGGGGCGAATAGTGGCTATCACCGCCATCACAGTGCGCCTGCAGTCTGAGCTGCGGCGCCTCACAGACGGGTACATGGACGCTGTGACTCGTGCTCTGGTCGCCCGCTGGTCGCAGGCGTGGCACGAGATCAGTGCTGAATGGGAGCTGGTGGTGGGTGAGATCGTCGCCGCCCGCTCGACAGGAGAGGTGCTGCATCCGGCGCAGATCGCCCAGCTGGCCCGCACGCAGCGCGCCCTCACGGTGACTGCGGACAAGCTCACCGAACTGGTGGGGGAGTTCGAGTCGGTGCTGGGTGAGCCGCTGGAGGAGATCGTGCGCCGGACGGCGGACATGACTTCCCAGGTCGTCGCCTCGCAACTCCCGGACCTCCCTGTGTTTCAGTCGTTCACCAGGGTGGATGCGGCGGCGATGCAGCAGATCATCGACCGCACCATGAGCCGGATCGTCGCGGACAGCATGCCGCTCGCCCCGGACGCCCTGGACGCGGTGAAGGCGTCCCTGATCCGTGCTGTGCCTGCTGGCTGGCATCCGGACAAGGCGGCCAGGGAGATGTTGAAGCGCACCCGCACCGGGTTCAACGGGGGACTGGCCCGCGCCATGCGTATCGCCCGCACCGAGCTCCTCGACGCGCACAGGGCGGCGAACCACGACCAGATGCGAGCGAACGACACCGTCACCTCCTGGATCTGGTGGGCTCAGTTGGATGCGACGACGTGCCCGTCCTGCATCGCCCAGCACGGCACCGTCCACCCCAAGGACGAGCCGGGCCCCCTCGACCACCCCAATGGACGATGCACGGCGTTGCCGAAGACGCAGACGTGGGCTGACCTCGGATTCCCCGACCTTGACGAACCCGCCGACCTCATCACCACGGCTGAGGACTGGATCCGCGACAACCCCCAGGACGCACTCCAAGCCCTCGGGGCGGACCGGTATCAGCTGCTCATGGACGGCCGCATCACCATCTCCGACCTGTCCACCCTGACCACGAATGACGGGTGGCGGGACTCCTACCAAGCCACCCCACTCGCAACGCTCCGGAAGGAGACCACATGACCCTCCTCCACGAGTCAGGCACCCTCACCGCAGCACGCAGCGGTAACGCGACCGTCACGATCATCACCCCCGGCGTCGGCAGCTCCGGCACTTACCCGCGGGAGACGATCGAGCAGGCCGCGACGGACCGCGTGTTCCACGCCGGTCTGCTCATGTTCGCGGATCACGCCACAGAGGCGGACACGTGGGCACGCCCGGAGGGGTCGATCACGAACCTCGTGGGAGTTCTCGCGGAGGACGCCCGGTGGGACTCGAGCGCGGACGGGCTGGTCGCTGAGGTGCGGATCTTCGAGCACTGGAAGCCGATCATCCGCGACATGGCCGAATCGATCGGTGTCAGCATCCGCGCCGCCGGCGAGGTCGAGGAGACCGCGGACGGTCATGTCGTGAAGCGGCTGACCGAAGCCCGCTCAGTCGACTTCGTGACCAAGGCAGGCCGTGGGGGTCGGGTGATGGAAGTCCTCGAGTCCGCACGCCCGACGACGCTCGACGAGATCACGGACCTTTTCCGCCCGAGCGGGTACCAGAACCACATCGGGTGGGCGGCGGTCGGAGAGAGCGGCCCAGAACTCATCAACTTCAAGGCTGGCCGACAGCTCGCCCCCTCGACGATCAGCGAAGGAGCGATCACCCCAGAGGGGATCCTGCGCGGAACAGTCGCCCCCGCCCGTGGCATTGAGACCAACCCGGCACCGGCGGGGAAGGAAGCAGCAACCGAATCCCAGGAAGGAACCCTCATGGGACACATCCAGATCGAGGAGTCCGCACACGCGGCACTCACCGAGAAGGCCAGCCGGGCAGACACGCTCGAAACGCAGCTGGCCGAAGCCAACACCAAGATCGAGACCCTCGAGGCGGAGACCTCCGACCTCAAGGCAGAAAAGACCCTCGCCACGATCCGCAAGGTCATCGACGACGTCTTCGAGGCGGCAGGCGTCACCGCCCCCACGATCGCCTCGACGCTCGCAGAGACCGTCATCAACCGATACGGCGGCGACGAGACGAAGGCGAAGGAAGCAGCCGAGTCGCACGTCGCTGAGCTCGCCCCTGCCGGTGGCGTCACCAACCTCGGTGAGTCCCGCCCTGCCCACACCCCCACCCAGTCCGACGACGAGGCACCCACCTGGGACGAACTCGCCGCAGTGAAGGGAGCCTGACCATGGCGAAGAACCAGCTCTACCCCGAAGCGAAGCACATCACCCTCACCGCCGACCAGGACTACACCAGCGGTAGCCCCGTCGCGATCGGCGCAGTCCGCGGTGTCGCGATCATCGACGCCCACGAAGGCGACCGCGTCACCATCTGGACGGACGGCTCCTGGAGCATCCCCGTCACCGGCGCCCTCACCGAGGGGCAGGTCGTCTACCTCAACGCCTCGGGTGCGCTCACCGCGACCGCGGGTGACACGGCGTGGGGTGTGTCCCTCGTCGTGAAGGCGACCGGCACCGGGCCCGCCGAGGTCAAGCCGTTCGGCTACGTCGCCCCCACCCCGGCATCCGCCGGCTGACCCGCCCACAAGCACAGAAGGAGAAACCCATGAACATCGATCTTCTGGCTGAGGCGGACTTCCGCACAGCCCCCAACCTCAAGGCGAAGATCCTCTCCGCCGCGAAGCTCTTCAACGAAGCGCAGAAGGGCAAGCATCTCGCCGTCGCCAGCTTCAAGGAGGCGATGACGACCAGCGACTTCCCCCTCCTGCTGAACAAGTCCTTCGAGGTGGAGGCGGTTCAGGCGCAGAAGGACGCCGTCAAGGAGTACGACGCGTTCGCGCTGGAGAAGAAGACGCCCGACTTCCGACCCAAGAAGCTCCGCGACCTGTACGGCAACACCGAGTTCGAGCCCGTGGCCGAGGGTGAAGAGTACAAGCACGACACCCTCGACGAGCTGGACTTCGAGTACAGCGTCAGCAAGTTCGGCAAGGCGTTCGGGTACACGTGGGAGCTCGACCTGTCCGGTGACCTCACCGACATGGCGGACTTCCCGAAGCGTCTCGGCAACGGTGCGGTGGAGCGTTCCAACCGCAACGTGTTCGAGACGTTCGTGTCGGAGACTGGCCCCCGTGCGGACTTCTTCTCCACGGTCGACACGAAGCCGCTGTCGCCGGACAACCTGCAGGCGGCCGTCCAGTCGTTCGCGCTGAAGGAGGACTGGCGTGGCGACCTCGTCGACACCAGCGGCCTCGTGCTGCTGGTTCCGCCGTCGCTGCAGATCGAAGCGAACCGCATCATCAATGCGGCAGAGCTGGAGCTGCAGGTGACGGAGGGGTCGAAGGTGACGAAGACGCGGATGCAGAACCCGTTCCGCGGCCTCGTCACCGTCGTCGTCGCGAAGTGGCTGACGAAGATCGACCGCTCCGCGACTCGCGGCACGACCTGGTACCTGCTGTCGTCCAAGTCGGGCGACCACCCGGCGGTCGTGCACGCTCAGCTGCTGGGCCACGAGAACGTCGACATCCGGGTCAAGCGTGACCAGGGTGAGCGTCCCGGTGGCGGGTCGATCCCGGTCACGGAGGGGTCGTTCAACGACGACACCATCTGGTTCCGGGGTCGTTCCGTGGACGGTGCCGCGAAGGCGTACCGGGATCTCGATTCCGGTCACGCGCTGGTGGCGTACGCGTCCAAGGGCGCCTGAGGCTGAGGGGAGGAGGCGCAGATGGCTGAGATCATCGACTACACGACTGAGGTTGGCCAGATGCGCCTCCTCCTCGCAGACACCGACCCCAACAGCCTCGTCCTGACGGATGAGCAGGTGGAGGGGTACCTCGCGATCGAGCGCCACAACCTCAAGCGTGCCGCGGCGGCGGCGCTGGATGCGATCGCTTCGTCTGAGGCGCTCGTGTCGAAGGTCATCACAACGCAGGACCGTTCCACGGATGGGGCGAAGGTCGCGGATGCTCTGCGGAAGCACGCCGCCGCACTCCGAGCCCGTGCCGATGCGGAGGAAGGGGTGGAGGAGGAGTCGTTCTTCCTCCTCACCGAACCTCTCATCCCGGCGAAGGTGGAGGGTGAGGAATGGCGCCGCTGAGCACCACCCGCATCATGCCGGACAACTGGTCGGAGCATCATCGGCCGGCGGCGGAGGGATTCCTCACCGGCCTGTGCGACGCACGCAGGGCAGACCGTCCGGGCGGACCTACCGGCATCATCTACGGCACACCCGTATGGGCCGCGAAGCCGTGCTCCGCGCAGTTCCTGTCCCAGTCGACCCGGCCTGTCGTCGTCGTGGATACGACTGAGGTGGAAGTCACCCACCGAGTGAGCGTGCCGATCCACCTCACCGATGTCGGGTACGGCGACCTCATCACGATCACCGCGAACCCCGACGACCCCCGACTGACCGGGACGATCCTGACGGTCGTGCTGGTGGAGTCCGGGACGACGAACTGGACCCGCGACCTCGCGTGTGTCGAAGCGAACCGGAGGGCGTGATGGGTGCAGACGCTTCCGAGCTGCGGGCGTTCGCGGCTGACCTCCGCAAGACGTCCGGTAGGGCGCAGAACATGGCCCGGCAGGCGGTTGCGAAGACCGCAGCGGACATCACCGCTGACGCGAAGGTGTTCGCCCCTGTGCGGACGGGGAATCTGCGGGCGAGCATCGGCCACGACATCACCACCGACAGTACGGGTGTGGAGGCGGAGATCGGCCCCACCGCCAGCTACGCCGGGTATCTCGAGTGGGGGACTAGCCGCATGGCACCCAAACCGTTCCTCGGCCCCGCCTTCGACCGACGTGTTCCCACGTTTGAGAAGACGATGGGGATGCTCCTCGACGGGACGATCACATGACCACCGAGGAACTCATCACCCACCTCACCAACCGTCTCGCACTCACGGGCGCTCTCTTGCACGACGGGCACGTCGATGACGACCTGCCGACGTTCCCAGGGTCGACGATCATCCGCCCCTACATCGTCATCTGGACGATGCCCACCAGAGAGGGTGCGGAGCAGGACCTCGCCTACACGCACCAGGACTCCCGATCAGACCTCACCATCACGGTCGCAGCAGCATCCGTAGAGACGGTCCGGCACCACGCACAGCAGACGATCGGGCTCCTCAACCGGCAGACCCTTCCCGGTGGTGGGGAACTCAGACATTCGGACCCGCATGTGCCCATCCAGTGGGACACGACGATCACACCAGGCCGGTTCTACCAGCCCCTCAGTTTCATGCTCATGCAACCGTAACCAGCCCCCCGCCTGGCCCTCACCGATCCGGTGGGGGCCTTCCGCATTCACGAAGGGAAACCCATGGCCGACAAGATCCCGGCGAAGGACTTCGTCCTCGTCATCGACACCCGCACCCAGAAGAAGTCCCGCGTCCCCGCGCACTTCCTCAACCTCTTCCCCTACCTCAAGCCCGCCCACGAACGGCCGGCACCGATCAAGCCTGTGGCAGAACCCAAGGCCCCCACGGCCATCACCAAGAAGGAGAGCTGAACCATGCCTCGCTCACTCGCTGAGGGCCGTACCAAGCTGGCCCTGTTCCCCACCAAGCCCGCCAACCTCAACGCTCTCACCGCGGCAGAGCTGAACGCGGCTCTCGACGCGTCCTGCCGCATCATGGGGTCCGACTACAGCGTCGGCGCGGCGGCATCTGAGACAGTCGACGAGCGCGCACTCTGCACCGACAGCAATGCGCAGGCGCTAGGCGTCTCGAACTATACGTTCGAGATCACGTCGTTCCGCTACTTCACCGCCGACGGAGCCGCCGAAGAGGCGACCACCGGTGGAGATGACCCGGATGACGTCGGCGATTCCGTCTACCAGACGCTCAAGACGAAGGGCACGACGATCTGGGCTGCGGAGCGGTTCACGTCGAAGAAGTCCCGCGAGGACTGGGAGGAAGGCGACGAGTACTCCTGGTTCGAGGTCCTCCTCGACAACCCGCAGGCGTCGGAGCGCACCGGCTACATCAAGGCCCGCCACGTCGGCCTGGTGCAGGATGCCGGCCTGGACCTGAAGGTCGCGACTGCCTGACCCCTCAAGCCCCTCCCTCCCCACCTTTTCCATGCCACGGGCGGTGGGGAGGGAGGCTCAACCCTGCCCGTGGCCACACCCATTCTTGAAGGAGAAGTCCCGTGGCTGAGTTCAACGTCGACGACTTCGTGAGCGGCTTTCGCGCCGCAACAGCGAAGGTCACCATCTTCCAGCGCCCCGATCTCGCAGGCGAGATCAACCACCTCGACCGGCAGATCATGCTCCTCGAGTCCGACCGCGAAGAGGACGCGCCCCTGGGAGAGTCCGACGGTGCGGACGATCTCCGTGAGCAGCGGGACATGCTGACTCGTGAGCTGGAGGAGTCCGCACACACGTTCGTCCTGCAGGCACTGGGCCGTGAGCGTGTGGATGCGATCACGGAGGAAGCCAGGAAGGCATCCAAGGACCGTGCTGATGAGGCGGCGAAGAAGGCGCGTGCGTGGGCGAAGGAACAGCTTACCCGCGACGAGGAGAAGGACACGCAGACGATCAAGGACGCCATGCGCCAGGCCTCCCAGGCCGCGGCGCGGGCGATCATCTTCCACGAGGAGGGCCTCCACGTCCTCGCCGCGGCTCTCATCGACCCGGTGCTCACCGTTGACCAGATGCGCCGCATCAGCGAGGTCATGGGTGAGGGGCAGGTGCAGAAGCTGCAGTCCGCGTTCTACGAAC